GACGGGGATGTCGGGGTTCAACTGTGCGGGCAGGCTGTCGAAGCCAGCGGTGGCGATGGAGTCGAGGATGGCGAACACCCTCTCGTCTTCCGCCGCCTGAATCTGCGCCCTCGCCAGGTCCTGGGCTCGCTCGATGAGATCGAAGCGGCGCTCCTTGATCTGGGTCAACGGGATTTCGGGGTTCGAGGCGATCTCGAACAGCGGGAAGATGACGCGCCTGGGCTTCGTCACCGCGAGGATGTTCTGACCTTCCTCGCCCACGACGTACGCGGTGACGTCGGGGTCCTTGTCATAGATCGGCAGGGCACCGTCGGGCAACTGCTCGACCAGGAAGGTCTTGCGTCCGACGGCGGCGTAGTCCCGGCGAGTACGCAGGGGCTGGGTCATGGATGCGGCGAGCTTGGCACGTCCTGCGGGGGACTTGATGTACTCGCCGATGATCTGCTGCTTCCGTGCGTTGGATGCACTCATCGTGGTACCTCCTTATACCCGCTGGTCGTAGACGAGTTCCGTCTGCGTCGCGTCCGGCGGCATCTTGAGGACGCCGAGTAGGGTTGCGGAATTGTTGGCGTTCAGGACGAACGACTCAGCGCTCATGGCGATGACGTCGCAGTTGTCGATGGCACCGTCGGTGCCGATGACCTGCGTGGGCATCAGGAAGCCGTTGCGGCTTGCCATCAGGGCCATGCCCGTCCTGTACACGATTGCCGCACCTTGCGGACTGTTGACGGCGTCAGCCGAGTTGTCGATCAGGTTGGTCTCGTACAGTCCGTTGCCGAACGTACCCTGACCGGACACGTAGGGACCCTTGCCCGAGGCCACACCGGGTGTGTTCTCGTAGGCTTCCCCGTTCGCGTCGTTGATGTAGACCCCGAGGGCCCGGTAGCCGATCTGCTGAGTCGGCGCTGCGGCGATGGCGGCCTGGACAGCAGCGCTGCCCGGACCTCCGATGAAGTTGCTTCCGGCGTCGGGCCGAACGAAAGCCACGGATCCCGAGAGAACGCCCGTGAGGGTCGTGTCTACGCGGGTCGAGACCGTTCCAGCGACGGCGACGGCGGTCGGGTTGACTTGGGTGAAAGCATCGTCGGTCAGGAGTCCGATGGAGTTCCTGATCGCCACGTACAGCAGACGTAGTGCTGACGAGCTTTCCGTCCAGCCTCCCGAAGCCTGTCCATTCAGCGGCATGGTAGCCTCCTTGCGCTGAACCCTGAGTACAGGGTTTCGGTTGGTGCCCCAACTGGGGCTGCTCTACACCCAACCACTGGGCTTCGAGCCTGCTCAAGAGCCACCCCCCGAGGTGGCTTGTTCACTAATACGTCCCCGTTATTGAAGGGATACCGAAGAACCCTCCATCCGCCCCCGAAAAACCGGGCTTTTTATTCTCCGGTTTCTCGGGGGCAACGGGGGATGGGGTATTCAAAGAGCGAATGACGGGGAGGCCCGTCTACTTGCCGAACACGTCGGACACGTCGGGGGCGGACTCCCAGAGGTTCTCCAGTTCGCCCATCTCACCGTGGGAGGCGGTGCGAACCTGGGTGCCGACCGTCTGCGGACCCTTGGCGGCCTTGGGGCGCTGCGGGACCTGGGAGGCTTCCTTGCCCTCCTTGTCCTCGTCCTCGTCCTCGTCGGCGGCCTTCTTCTCTTCCTTGTCGTCCTCGTCCTCGTCGTCCGAGGCGGTCATGCCGAACACCTCGTCGAGCAGGGCGTCGTCACCGGGGACGTCTCCGCCGAGGCCCATGGGGTCGTCGACCATCGAGAAGGTTCCGGCCTCCTTGGTGGACTCGTCCTCTTCCTCGTCGCCGCCCTCGTCCTTCTTCTTCTCACAGTTGTCACGCATGCCGCCCTCGGGCAGCTTCTCGCAACCGGCGTTCTTCTTTCCGCCGTCCTTCTCGTCGCCGTCGCCCTCGTCGCCGTCACCGTCGTCGTCGGGGTCGCTGTCGCCACCCTCGTCGTCTTCGTCACCGTCGTCGTCGGACTTCTTGGCCGCGAACTTGCCGCCGCAGGCGCTGACGCCGTCGTCCTCGACCAGTTCCTCGACCTCGGCCAGGTACGCCGCCTCTTCGGGGCTCAGGTCCACCATGTCGTCTTCCAGCAGGTCGTCGTCGCCGAAGAAGGCCGTGACGACCTCCTGCCGGGACACGATGCCGTCGCTGTCAGTGTCGATGCTGGCGAAGATGGCCTTGGAGCCGGTCCAGTCGGCCTCGGTGATGAAGCCGTCGCCGTCGGTGTCCATGCTGTCGAAGAAGGCGCTCTTCTCCTCGCCCTTGGCGGTGGCCTCTGCCTCGGACTTCACGGCTTCCTCGGACTCGCCGGACGCGCCCAGGGTCTCCCCGTCGGGGTCGTTCTGGTCGGCCCGCAGGTTGCGGATGGTCTCTTCCATGGCGGCCAGACGGGCGAGGATCGGGTCCTCCATCCCCTCGGGGTCCATGTCGACTTCCTCGACCTCGTCGATCTCTTCGCCGAGGACTTCCTCGATGCTCAGATCGTCTTCCAGGATCGGGTCGTCGCTGTCGTCGTACAGTTCGTCCATGGACAGGAAGTCGCCGCCGAGGCGCTTCATGGTCGCCTGAAGCTCACGCTCCGGCATGTCCATGAGGTCCAGGGCCTGGTCCTCGACCGCCGCGGTGGGGGCCTTCGGGCCAAGCATGGCACGGGCGACACGGACGCAGATCCCGGCCTTCTTCTGGACCATCGCCTTGAGGCTGGCCTCCTTCGGAACGCGGGGGTTCGGCTCGTGCGCCGGGTGGTCCTGGTCTTCGCCGTCATAGCCGGGAAGCGCAGGGGGGTTGCCCTCGGGGTACGGGGGCGGGTTGGGGGTCTCGGCCCAGGCATCGGGATCGCCCTTCTTGTACTCTTCGTAGGGCGGGTCGGCCTGGTGGGCCGGGTGATCCTGATCTTCTGTTCCGTAGCCGGGTGTTGCGGGCGGGGCAGACGCCTTACGGTTGTCCGCCGCCCATGTCAGACGCTTACGAGCCATGCTGTCCTCCTTGGCGACTGCCTGAATGATCACTCCCACCCGACCGTCGGGCGAGAAGCTTGGTGATTCGTAGGATAGTCCGGGTTTCACCCCGACCGGGCTCACTGCCCAACGCTTCCTGACAGGCTTTCAGGAAAGCATCCTTGCTGCGGTACTGATCGCACCGCCCTACCTTAAGGGCAGCCCGGTACACGGGGACCGGAATGTCGATCCCTGTCTGTTGGTTGAACTCCGCCACCCCGTTCACTAGGGCCACGTCAGACGAGGCCGTGCGTGCAAGGGCGTCGAGTGCCGCCGTGTAGTAGGCCGAAGCCTGCTTCACCAGCGAGTCGTTCGTAGAGGCGTTGTCTGTTCCCAGAGCCTCCTCTACTTCCTTCTTCTTCATCCGGTCACGCACCCGCTTGGAGACTTCCTTGAGCATGTGGTCCTCAAGGTCCTTCAGGGTGTCGTCCATCGGATTGGCGGGAGCCTTTGCGTCCCCGCCACTGTCCTCTTCGCCGCCGCCTTCGCCCCCACCCTCGTCTTCGTCCATCCAACCGGCCAGGAAGGGGTCATTGGAAGCGATCCGCTGGTGGCGGCCCGGTTCCACGACCTCGCCGACAACGGCGGGTGCGAACTCGTAGGCGAGTACGGTCGATGTGCGGGTTGCCTGCGCCGTAGTGCGGGCGTCCTGAGAGGCGGCCTTCATCATCTGGTCAGCGCCCCATTCGGGGGGAGGCGTGTCCAGGATGGCGGCAGCCTTGGCGGCCTGTGCAGGGGTAGCGTCCAGAATGTTCCTCAACACGGCTCCGGTGAAGGCTGGTGTGCCAACCCAGGAACCCTCGATGAAGTGGACGCCTGCCGTCGGGTCGATGCTCTCGTGTCCGCAAAGCTCGGCGATGATGTGCGCCTGCCCCTGCTCATCGTAGAAGGTGTTCCCCTTCATGTACTTGATGCAGTTGCACATCTCGGTCTCGTCTGCCGCCCAGTGCCCACACTTGGTGCAGATCGTCCCGTCCACGGTGCAACCCATGGACAGAGTGGACATCTCACCGGCCTCGATGGCCCGGATGAGGTCCGTGTGCTTCCGGTCGGTAGCGATCAGGATGTCGACGTACAGGGAGTCGCCGATGTCACGGGCCACAGCATCGATGATGCGACCCTTGCTCAAGTCTTCGATCTGGACGTGCTCGACGAAGTTATGCCCTCCGACGAAGGTATGGTACGCCTTCGCCAGAACAGCCCTCGACCAGGCGTCCTTGTTGTTGTTGATGTACTTCTGAGTGCCGTTCGAGATGCGGAAGTCCGCAAACCGTCGGTTCACCCGCCGACCATCGAGCATGATGGAGCCAGTCTTGGCCCCGGTCGGCGTCACAACATCCACCGATGCGATGATGGTGGCGTGCGTCAGAAGGTAGTCCTTGGGGCTGAACGGTCGCTGGAGTAGCCCAGTTGCCCTCTCGACGAGGTTGCCGTCGATGTCCCCGCTAGCTACCCGTACACCTCTGCCCGCCGTGCGGATGTTCGCCCACTGGGTCTTGGAGACCCCCGGACGCACTACCGTGGCGCTGCCTGTCCGCATAAACGCCACTACACACCCCCTCCCGCCGTCAGGCGGATGCGGTGGAAGGGCTGCTTCTCGGCGCTCGGGTCATACTGGAGGTAGCTGGGGTCGCCGATGATGTCCTCACGCTTGATGAGGAACAAACAGATGGGACAACCAAGGAGACGGTCGCTTTGGCCGTTCCGGCGCTTGTAGGTCGCCTTCATCAAGGTGGCATCCTTGCACTTCGGGCACGTATACCCGAGGCCACCGGCCTCTGCTTTCGTCGCCTTGTACTGTCGGTCACTGCTGGCCCAGTAGAGCGCCTTCTTTACGAAGGCGTGAGCCACGCGGTCAGGACCCTTGGCGGACTCCACGACCAGGTCGTGGGTGTCAGCAGGTCCGTTCACCCAACTGCTGTAGTCGGCTTCAAGATCTTCGACGGTCATTCCGCTGCGGTCGCCCGCAGCCCTCTCCTGCGGCTTAGGACCACCGGGTACGCTCACCGTCCCCGTACCACCGGGCACGCTGTCGTGTCCGACTTGGGGCGGGTTGTGTAGTTCTTCCGGGGTCAAAAGCTGGAGTTCCTCGACGGGATACCGCTCTGAACCGTGGGGCCACTCCACATCAACCATCCCGATGGCGGGGAACACCGCGAGCACACGTCCGTTGATATCAGTGTTCTCCCCCCAAAGGGGATACACCTTATCACCGACGTTGAACTCGGTGGCCCGTTGCTGGTAGTTGACGTTAGGCATGTGCCCTCCAGGTTGAGATCAGGCGTCCAGCTTGTACCCGTGGTCGCTGGCCTTCTTGTCTTCGCCCTTGTCCTCGTCCTCGTCCTCTTCGGCCTTGGCGGCTTCGACGACGGTGAGGGCCAGACGAACGGCCTTCTCTACGGCAGGATTCTCGACACCCTTGGCGGCCTTGGCCAGTTCGACCATGGCTGCCTGGACACCGGGACGGGGCGCTGCGGGATCGGTCTGCACGTCGGGCA